TCTGTTCTTCAGTCATGGGAATAATCTCTGCCATTGTTGGCTCCGTTTATCCGTTAAAAGGGATATCAGTTAAGTTATCCCGTGTAGGGTATAAGCCATTATCAAAGCCACTCTGTAGGAAGTGGCTTTTGTAATGGCAATAAAAAGCCCCGCGAATGCGAGGCTAAATCCTGGTATTTGTAATGACTGGCTCTTATCTCAACGCAGCCCCTTACCGCGCGCCAGATGCTCAATATCAAGCATCAGCAATGAGATGTTTAATCTGGATTCACTCCAGAAGTGATCACCACCCTGTCTACAGAGCCAGATGTGAAGGATGATGAGTAAAATTATCGCTATCATCGAAGGCATTGCGTCCTGATGTATTCCTGAAGCGTTCTCAGTGCTGTTTGGTCGCGGATAATTCCGTCCCGGACACCGAGAACGTTTCGTCCAGCAACTGGAGAGAGTTCGACGGTGGCATCATTGCCCATGCCGGAGGCGCCGGAGGTTTCGGCTGAGGATGGCACAGGGCATTTTCCTTTGACGAGCACCCTGCCGCCATTATCAAGCTTGCGCCGAAGAGCATCATTTTCAGCTTTCGCATCAGCTAACTCCTTCGTGTATTTAGCATCGAGTGCATCAGCAGAACGCTGGCGCTGCTGCATGTCAGTAATGGTGGCGGTCGCCTGCTTCAGCTCACTGACTTTTTTATCTCGCTGTTCTTTGTAGGCGATGACGTTATCACGGTAATGATTAACAGCCCATGACAGGCAGACGATGATGCAGATAACCAGAGCGGAGATAATCGCGGTTACTCTGCTCATTGTTGCCCCCACAAACAGACCTCTCGCTCAATATCACGACGGGTCATCAGCCCTTTCCATTGCTTACCGCCAGCGTATGTCCAACGACGTAACTGATCACATGCACCTTTGATATCGCCCTGGTTGATTTTGCGAAGAAGCGTCGATGTTCTGAAATTGCCAGCACCAACGTTGTAGACGAACGAGTAAAGAGCGCCGCGCGTTGTTTCCGGTATATCGACTTTGATGTACGGGTTAATTTGTCTGGCGACCGTGGCAAGGTCTTTATTCAGGAGAGCTTTGCATTCTGCTTCGGTATACGTTTTACCGAGCATGATGTCTTTTCCGGTGTGTCCGTGACATACAGTCCATACACCAACAATATCTTTGTATGGTATGTAGCTGACACCTTCCAGACCATCGTTACCACTTGGTCCAGTGATTAACACAGATGCTATAGCAATAGCCCCGCCACTTATCGCCGCTATTACGCTATTTCGTAGTGCCGGTGACATTGCCATTCAATCTGTCCTCGCGCTCTTTGCGCTTGTAGTACCAGTTGATGCCAAATGTGCCGACAGTACAAAGAATACCAATGATGACAGCCCAGTCATTCAGGGAGAGAATGCCACCCATCGCAGTCAGTCCTCCGAAGCTGTAACTGAACCATTCTCTGATTTTGTCCATACGGTACATGCTCTACCCCTTCATTGAGGGGATTTGCTCTATTTAATTAGGAATAAGGTCGATTACTGATAGAACAAATCCAGGCTACTGCGTTTAGTAATCAGATTTGTTCGTGACCGATATGCACGGGCAAAACGGCAGGAGGTTGTTAGCGCGACCTCCTGCCACCCGCTTTCACGAAGGTCATGTGTAGAAGGCCGCAGCGTAACTATCACTGATGAATTCAGGATAGCCAGTGGCTACGGCTCAGTTTGGGTTGTGGTGGTTGGTGCTGAACTCCAACTTGAGGCTACCCATCCTAGCCCGAAGCTAGGTGCTCACCTCTGAGCGTTAGCGCATCAGCCTGCGCATTCACCACAATTCTTGTTGTAACTTCCGAATATTTTTTCCCTTTCCGAAGTCACAAATTTTATAGCATCCTCTTTGCGTTTAAATGTCTTGAAGGCCGCAGTTTTTCTATTAACAAAAACACGAGCATGCCAAAGCCTATCTCTCGAGTGGAAACAAACACCACGACAACCAGACCGGTTCCTTTTCGAGGTTATTGTGTTCATGTTGTTTTGCGATCTGCTAACAATCCTAAGATTTGATATCCTGTTGTCGTCTCTTATGCCATTCACATGATCTATTTCTAAGCCGCTATTTATTTCGCCATTGCACAAAATCCACGCCAGACGATGAGCAAAGTATCTTTTACCTCCTAAAGATATTTGCCTGTAACCGAACGAATTCAGCGAACCAGCAATCATGCCAGGCTTAGATCTTCCTGTTTTTACCTTCCACACGAAGATGCCGGTAGATGGATTAAATGACAAAGATTCTTTAATGCGTTCACTTGTTAAAAGCATTGCGTAAACCTTTTAGAAAGCGAGCCTGTCTCACAGAAAAGCCGCCCGAGAGAGGTCGCCACCTATAACGGCATTTCTCAGGCTCGCTTACTGAAAGGCTCTCGTTAATATGCGCGTGAGATGCGCTGGAGGGATAACAGGAAAGAGCACTGCATGGTTTTACCATTACATCCGAAGATTTATCTGGTGTAGTCAATGCTCTTACCTGTTGTGCAAACAAAAAAAGCCACCGTTGCAACTTAAGAGTCACTAACGGCAGCTTACCCTCTAATTATGGCTAAATGGCTAATTGCATGTCAAGGCTTTTAACAGCAACATGCTTAACTTTCTCAACACGTTTACGCATTTTGAAAGCATTTTGCATTGGTTGGTACAAAACAAATAACGACGATTTCAGGATGTCGTCAATTTCGTTTCTACAGGTTGCCAGTGAAGGTTTTCTCCATCCCTCGCCACCACGTCCACACATCTTGCGTGGCTTTGCAGTCGCGTGATAGTAGGATGCAATTGCTCGCTTTGATGAACCATGAGCGTAGTAGCTGAGGAGGATGCCAAAGGCTTTCTTGTCAATGTACATGACGGAATCGACGACCTGAGAAATCAACATTCCATCATCATCATTACACATTGGCCTTGTCATAACTCTTCCCGGCTCTACGCTCTCCATGAACTTCGCTATTACGCTGCTCATGCGCTTTTCCAGACGACCTGAATAAACCCATGCGCCCCACAGTTCAAGCCAGCCATTCAGCCACTCGTGCTGCTCTTTGGTGAGGTTTAGTTCTCTTATGCCCATGCGCCTTCTCCCTGTACCTGAATCAATGTGAGGTTTCCGCAGAACACTGCGCCGGTATCGATATACATCTGGTTGGCAAACTTGAGTGGTTTCACTGCTGGCGTATGACCAAAGATGAACGTGTCCGCGCCTTTTATTTCTTTCACGATCCCGTCTTGTGAGTTGCTGATTCGTTCGCGGTTCCAGATTACCTGCTGATGATCAACAGGCTTTCCAAACTCGTATTCGTCACAAGGATAATCGGCGTGGCAGATGACATATTTTTTACCTTTGCTCACCAGTTCGATGATTAACGGAAGTTCTTCTGCTTTATGGGCAAGAGCTTTAGCCAGAATTTCTTTGTCGTAATCGAGATTGAAGAACCAGCCACCGCCATTAAGCAGCCAGTGATTAACGTTTCCACGCTCTGATAAGCCATCAATCATCATTTGCTCATGGTTTCCACGTACAGCTCGGAACCAGGGGAATGTGATTAATTCCAGACATTCGACGTTCTCTGTACCGCGATCGACCAAATCGCCAACCGAGATAAGCAGGTCTTTTTTGGTGTCGAATCCTATCGTCTCCAGTTTTTTCGTCAGGTTCGTGTAGCATCCGTGCAGATCGCCAACTACCCAAATATTTCGGTATTTGCTGCCATCAATTCTTTCGTAATAGCGCATCTCTTTCACTCCATCCGCGATGAACCATAAGAACGTCGTTGACGATGGCGTGCATTTTCCCGTCTTTATCATCAACGTATTTTCTGACCGTACCGCGACTACATTTCAGTCTGCGTGCTACTTCTGTCTGGTTTCCGTATGCTTCAACGAGCATGTCTGGAATGGTTTTTACTGAGAACGTCATGCGGCCTCACTTCTGCTATTTCGCAGGTCTTTGAGTTTCTGCTGATACTCCGCCTTGATGGCCCTGCACTCTTCGACAGTCCAGCGATGGCGGTTATGGTTTGATTCTATTTCGTCTACTGCTTCCTGCCCGATGCGATTAATCAGTTCGACGCGATACGGAACGAGATTTCCGCTTTTGTGCTGGTTGCACACCACGCATTGCTTGTGAATATTGCGTTCATCAAATCGGAGTTGAGGTGCCGCAGCAGTTGTCCGGTAATGTCCGGCATCCCACTGAGCAGACGTGAGCGTTCCGCACGAGATACATGGTAAGTCGCGGTCTCTTTCTCTGATGAAGGCGTTTACGGCTTGTTGGGCTTGTTTAATCCAGTAACTGCGGGGCTTTAAGGCGAGTTTTCGAATCTTAAGTTTATCTTTCTGTTTCTGCTCCTCTCGTCGTCGTTTCTTCTCTGCTGCTTTTTCCGCTTTTTCGCGTTCTTTACTTCGTCGTTCGAGTGCTATCTTTGTTCCACACTCTGGAGAGCACCACCACTGATTAGCGAATGCAGGGTGAAACCATTCCCGGCATTCATCGTTTTTACATCTTCTTCGCGCTGGTTTAGCTATTATGGTTAGCTCCAGTAATTCTCAATTGCAGCAGCCATTCTCTGCATCCACTCAGCCAGCTTTAACGCGGCTTCTCTTTCAGAACCACATTTAGGGAAATCCTTCATTTCCATGCTGGCCTTATATGTTCTGAATGCCAGGTCTCCGGTAATAACCAGCTCCTGATCAAGCACCTAGCGTTTATTCCGGTGTTGGACGTAATAGACAGATTCAGTCCGCATTTCTTCTCTGTCTTTTTTGAAGGAAATAAGCTCAGAGAAATCATTCATCGTCTTCTTCCTCGTACATTGAGCTATTCGGATCGCTCATCAGTTCTGCGCAGCAATCGGAGCACACGTGAACTTCCAGCACATACAGCTTCTGACCGCAGTTAGCGCACGTTAAAGCCCGCTCGACGCTTTCTTGTTCGTAACTTCGATTTGGGTCAATCACCTTGTTTTCCTCGCACGTTCTCTAAGCCACCGGATATCCCACAGGTGAGCCGTGTAGTTGAAGGTTTTTACGTCAGATTCTTTTGGGATTGGCTTGCGTTTATTTCTGGAGCGTTTCGTTGGAAGGTATTTGCAGTTTTCGCAGATGATGTCGGTGATACTTCGTCGCTGTCGTCTCATGCCGCCCTCCTGACGCCCTGCCCGATCGCCATCAATGCCACTTTGGATACGGTAGTAAACATCCGTCGAGGACTGATGAACGGTCGCCAAATCAGCAGCATGGAGCCTTTGCTGTTTCCCTTTTTCTCCAGCCCTGTCGATGGTTCGATAAAATTAATCCGTCCATCAGTGATAATACGAACTTCGTCAACACTCTCCAGAGCCTTGCTGAACCATCCGACAGACATATCCTCTGGCACAAGCATCACTACCGTCTGTCGCTGTTGTATGCACTGCTCAGCGGCTTTTTCCACCCACGGCCTGATATTGCTGTACGGTGGGTTATTCCAGATTGCACCGTGGCTTATCCACTCAGAATTGAGCGCGTTGTCAGCCTCAGTTAGCCAGTGAGCGCACAGAGCATTTTTGTCGCTCGCTGCCGAATCCAGCCAGAATCCAAACTCAATATCCAGTGCATCAAAAAGCCAGAGCGGCGTTTGCCAGCAGTCCTTGTCGTGTGCTGGCGTATTTGATTTGATAGTCATGCAGCACTGTCTCCCCATCTCGCTTTCCACTCCAGAGCCAGTCGCGCTTCGTCTGACCACTTAACGCCACGCTCTGTACCGAATGCCTGTATAAGCTCTAATAACTCCGCAAATTCGCTTACACGCATCCTGCTGGTTGACTGGCCTATTACCACAAAGCCATTCCCGGCAAGGTTAGGAACAACGTCCTGCTGCTTTAATGCTGCGGTAAACACACACTTCCAGCTTTCTGCATCCAGCCAACGCCCATGCCATTCAACCTGACGAGAGACGTCACCAAGGCAAGCCCAAAGCTTTCGATTCTGGTCTAAGCTGCGGTTGCGTTCCTGAATGGTTACTACGATTGGTTTGGTTGGGTCTGGAATAATTTGCTGTACTGCGTGAATAGCGTTTTGCTGATGTGCTGGAGATCGAATTTCAAAGGTTAGTTTTTTCATGACTTCCCTCTCTAACAGATTTCAGGTTATTCCACTCCGTTACCGCACTGCGATAATTCGCGGCCGCCACAGCGGCGTGGTTAGCGCAGTAGATTTGGCACCCGCTCTCCATGTCAAATATTGTCGGTGATTTTCCGCATTTACATTTTTTGGCACGCGGTGCGTCTGAACACATTCCGTTAACGGTGTCCATCAGGATCCCCCTCGTTCTTAATCCAATAAAAAAGGGCCACTGTGTAAATAGCCCCTGTTATTAGCTCAGTGATGTAGATGGTCATCAGAATCCTCCTTTCTTCTTGGACTGCGGTTCCTCGCGTTCACGGCGGCGCATTTCAGCAGACTGTTGGTCTGTGTCATAAATAGCTCCATTTGCCTGAATGCAATACACCGTGCCGGTATTGCCATGACGATTGAGACGAAGGATTAGTTCGGTTTCACCAGGTGGAACACTGTCATCAAAAGCACCTTCACGATGGATCCCAACCCAATAATCGCAATCCTGTTCAATCTGCCCTGTATCTCGGGAGTCACTTGGTAATGGGCGTTTATTGGTTCGGCTTTCCAGTGCGCGGTTAAGCTGTGTCAGAAGAACAACAACGCAATCAAGCTCTTTAGCAAGGTTCTTCAGTCCTTTGGTGATCATGCCGTAGGCAAGGTCGTTACGATCGGCCTTTTCAGCGGTCATTAGCGTCAGGTAATCGACAAGAATCATGCCAACGCATCCTTTTTCTCGTTTGATTCGACGGCTTTCGCTGACGATTTGAGCCAGAGATAATCCCGGCGTGTCGTCGATGTAAAGCAGGTCGATTTCACTCAAGCGATTGGCTGTTTCGATCGCCCTGTTGAAGTCACCATCGTAATCACCCTGATAGCCGTCATCGGCGTCATTTGTCGCCGGAAGGTAAAAAATATTCGGGTTAACACCTGACTTCTGCCCTACCAGTTTTTCCAGTATCTGATCACCTGGCATTTCAAGGCTGAACATCAGAGCGGGCTTTTTCTCATGCACTGCGCAGTTGATTGCCATCTGGCTGTATAGCGTCGTTTTCCCCATCTTAGGGCGAGCGCCAATGACAAACAGAGAGCCTTTCACCAGACCTTTCGGTGACAGCATCCTGTCCAGCGATGGGATCCCTGTGCTCATTCCTCGTTGTTCGCCTGACGGGTCAAATCGCTTCTCAAGGTCGCTAACCCAGTCTTCCATGACCTCACCAAATGAGCGAAGGCCGCGACGCGATCCGGTTTTTGCATGGTCTGTCAGTTGCGTGAAAATCGACTGAATAGCTTCGTACTTCTGTGTTGCAGTCATTCCGTTGCGGGAATAGAGCAATTCCGTCGCTTCAGTCATGCGGTTGATGGCGTAGCGTTCCATTGCGGTTTCACGAACCTGCATTGCATAGGCAACGATGTTTGCTGCGCTTGGCGTGTTCTTTGCGATCTCAGCGATATAAGCAAAACCGCCAACAGACACAGTTAACGATTTACGCTCCAGTTCATCGAAAAGCGTCAGGCCATCTACTGGCTTTTGCTCCCGGTGCATTCTGGTTATTTCTTCGAAAAGGATTTTGTGTGGTCGGCCGTAAAATGAGTCAGGCTTCAGCATCGCCAGAACCTTCTGGACGCGCTCACTGCTGTCATCATCCAGAAGCAATCCACCAATCACCGCCTGCTCTGCCTCGATGCTATGGGGCGGCGCATAAAAATTATCGGTCATCGTGTTCACCCTCACGAACTTTCAGGTAGGTATTATCGTTAAGCAGGAAATCAAATCCCTTTTTGTGCCAGACGGTTCCGCGCTGATGGTTTGGGCGCTCTTCGAACATCCATCGGCAATTTTCGCCTACGTAGCTCAAATAATTTCTCCAGTCCTGCATCGTGAAACCATGCCCGTCAAGCTGTCGGGTTATCACTCCGGCTTTGCGCCAGAACGTTCGGATCTGGTTTTTACGCTTGTCATTCAGTGCGCGGATTCTTGGCGCTTCAGGAAGGATTTCGTGGTAAGCATCGACAACATCCTGACAGCTGACGGAAGGTTTTTTCTTGTCAGACTTTTTGTCTGCTGTAGCACTCTCTAATACGTCAGTATTAGAGATATTATTTATATTATTGTTTATGGACAACCGTTGGACAACCGTTGGACAATCTCCGCTGAGAGCCGCACCATTACTGGTGTTTGCGTTGGACAACTGTTGGACAACCGTTGGACAATTTTTTGCCTGAAAATCGTCATATTTAACGATTGTAAACAGGCTAAATTTCTTCCCCATCGAGCAAATATTAAGCATCCCTTTCGACTCAAAAGTCCGTAATAAGCTCCGAACTTTGTTGTCAGGGATGAATGTTTCTCTGACCAGAGACGGGCGTCCAGTTATCATCTGACCGCGATCAACAGTTATCGGACCGATATCCGTATTGACGACAGTAGATTCGTGATTAGCCTTGAGGATTAAGTGAAGCCAAAGATGTACTGCCTGAGAGTCCTTATAGAGCCTGCTGTCCATAAACTGGCGGTGTATAGAGACATACCCCATACTGGATGCCTCCTGATGTTGTACAGGGTTATGCCTGTAATCAGCTAACTTAACGACGCCCATGTTTCACTCCTGCTTTGGCTAGTCTGTAAACACCAACAAGGCGCTCTGCGAACGCCCTGTTATTTGCTGCGGCTACCACTAATCCCTCAGGTGAATCAGGGTGTCGAATCTCTTCTTTTTCCTGGTATTTCTTACGACGTTTTGTCATAATTACTCCCGTGGATTGATCCAGTCTTTCTACATTAGGCCTCGAAGAATTCGCCGTTCTTCGGGGCTTTTTCTTTTGTCAGCATTCTGGCTACTTTCTTAGCCAGTTCCGCCAACTCCTCGTCTTCAACACCCCATTCAAGAACAGCCAGAAGCATTCCCATTTTTGGGATGAAGCTGTCTTTCCATCGCGAAATTTGCGATTCATTAATCCCTAACGCGTCGGCAACCTTTCGCTGACCACGTACAGCAATTCGATTCAGGATGTTGCTTGTAATTGCATTCGCTTTCTTGCGAGTACTTGTAAGTTGCATATGTAAGTATTTCCTTAACTAATAAGAAGTTATGCGCATCAACTTATGCGCGTTGTATTCCCGCATTTCGGCGGGAATGAGGACCATGACTGTTAAAGAGCGGTGTTACTATTTGTTTTTCTTGTTGCTTGGGAAAGGACGAACTTCCTCTCCAATCACACTGCCATCAGGCTTTACCGTAACCATGATGTTACGGCCTGCCAGAATGGCCTTGCTGATAGCGCACTGGATTACACCAAAGTCACTGGCTGCTTTAGCCTGTCCATGGATTTTGGCGTAATCGGCAAGTGTCATTCGAATCATATGCACTCTCCGTTATTAACCATGAACAAAGAATACTACAGGTATTCAAGGCAATCAATACTCAGGGTATTTTTAGTTTAAGTACCTTAGCTATTAGAATTAAGCTATGGAAAATAAAAAATCACTGACGACAGAACAGCTCGAAGACGCTAAGCGGCTTAAGGCTTTGTATGAGTCAAAAAAGAAAGAATTGGGAATAACCCAATACTCAATCGCTGATGAACTGGGTATCACCCAAGGAGCGGTAGGGCATTATCTTAATGGCAGAAATGCGCTAAACGTTGAGGTTGCATCTGGTTTTGCACGATTATTGCAAGTCTCAATTGCTGATTTTAGCCAGTCAATTGCTGCCAAGGTTGCAGAACAGGCAGAAAGCCTTAAGAGCGATGCCAACGTAAGGTATGCAGGGGAATACAGAGCAGGAAAGAGGTATCCGGTGTTAAGCAGTATCCAGGCTGGCTCGTGGTGTGAAGCATGCGAACCATACACCATTAAAGACATAGATGTTTGGCTTGAGTCTGACGCGCATATTCAAGGTAATGCGTTTTGGCTTAAAGTGGAAGGTGATTCAATGACGGCACCGGTTGGGTTAAGCATTCCAGAGGGAACATTCGTTCTTTTCGATACCGGAAGGGAGGCGATCAACGGCAGCTTGGTCATAGCAAAACTTTCTGACTCTAACGAAGCAACATTCAAGAAGCTGATAATCGACGGCGGAAATAAATACCTCAAGGGACTTAACCCTGCATGGCCTCTCGTGCCAATCAATGGAAACTGCAAGATTATAGGCGTTGCAATTGAGACAAAACTAAGGCTGGTTTGATCACGCAAGGGGCGCTTATGGTTGGAACCGCTATAGCAAGCTTTTTTGGGATGTTGGCAATCTCGACAATTTACGGCTTAGCGCATGCTTTTATTGCGAAATCTCTATCAGAAAAAATAAGCCAGGCTTGGGCGCATAGATCAGCTCGTTTCATGATTCTGGTGATCATGGCAATACAAGGGATATCTGCATTTTTCCTCTATGGATCAAGCTTATACCTATTGTATCAAGGCGCGACATTTACGCCTTACACCAGTGATTACGGAACTCTATACGATGGTAGTGAAGACATCTCTATGGCTTGGATTGTCTTTGGTTTATCTATGGCCGTGTCTGTTGTAGCAGACATCATTAAGGTAATTCTCGTCTTAACCTTCGCTGACTAACCCATAATCCCGGCAGCAATAGCTATCGGGATCCACTTCACATATCCCGCATAAAAAGCACTGAACAAGCAGACACCGAAAAAAATAAATATCCTTTGTATTCATTTGCTTATCATTATTTCACCAAAAATAAATACCTTGGGTATTTACACAATAAAATACCTACAGTATTCTTTAGCCATCAGCAGGACGCTGGTAGCCAAACGGAACAGATTGGCAGGCTCTTTAACATTGATGGGATTGTCCCGCCGAAATGCGGGAACCAAAGAGTAGTTGGCTTTGGGGTGACGTGAAGTGCAGCTGCACGACGGCAACCGGAAGATAAGCACCCGGCGCGTCACCGCCAAAGTCAATCATCGGAGGTCAACATGACAGTAGTCATTACATATCTGGCTGACGATAACGCCAGAAATCGCCGCAGAGCACGCAGACAGGCTCAACGTGAACAGGCAATGCAAGAGCAGCGACTGGCGCGAAAAATTGCGCTAAAGCTCTCTGGTTGCGTCAGAGCAGACAAAGCAGCATCACTCGGAAGCCTTCGCTGCAAGAAGGCAGATGAATGCAGTGGAAGTATTTGCCTGCCAAACGTAGCTCTTTACGCGGCAGGCTACCGGAAATCAAAACAACTGACAGCGAGGTAAGTGATGAATCAGACATACATTCCATCATGCTTGAGAAATCTGCCAAAGCAGAAAGCAAAGCCCCGCAAGCAAGCCATAAAGGACGCTAAGGCAGAGGTTATTGATCAAGCAATACAATTGCTCAGGGAGGAGTTAAGAAGTGGCAAGCTCGAAGGAGTGATGATGCCCTATCAGCGCGGATATCTATCGGCGATTAGTAAGTTGGAAGTATTGAAGAGTGAATTATGAACTATCTGGAATTTCCGGATGGTTCATTGTTTTGGCAGCAAACCACTTATTTGAGGTGAGATATGACAAAATCATGGAGCGTACCTTTTCCTGAATCAGAAACTGAACATGATGGAATGCCTGTTTTCTGGAGATTCCAAGCGACAGTTGAAGAAGATGGAATCAAAATATTCGCACTTCAATATATAGCTTTTCATCAGACAGAGCATTATGCATGGTTGGTTCCTGCGCATTGGATTGTTAATTTTAAACCAGCACCAAATCAGTGGTTACAGGAATGGAAACAAAGGAGAAATAGATATGCAATTAAGAAAGTAGCAAAAAATGCAGAAAGATCTTTTGCATTCCCAACGAAGAAACTTGCCATTGAAAGTTTATTGCGCCGGAAGAAATACCATTTGATGAGAATCAAACAAGATTTGGCTGTTGTATCAACTCTTGTTGATGGGATGAAGAATATTGATACATCAACACCAGATATTGAATATAACTTTGGACACAACCAAGAAACAGAAAATTGGGTATTCTACTAGGCCGCATAGTCGGCCTTTATTTTTGGCATAAACAACAGAGGATAACATGGAATTTAAAGGTACTGAAGGTAAGTGGGAAATAATGATGGATGGCGATGAGATTAAAATAATCCAGGCAGACTCACTTGAAAATGGCGCAGGCTGGCGTTCGTATATTGCAATCTGTGAGGAAGTTCAATGCATTGAAGATGCCAATCTAATAGCGGCAG